AAAGGACAGGAAGAAGCTAATGAACTAACAAGAAAAAATTCTGACCAAGCATATTTAAATGATTTATCTAAAATAGATAGAGAAGCTGTTTCTGCTAGTAGAGAAAAAAAGGTAGCAGATTTTAAAATTTCTCAAGAAAATATTAAAAAACAAGCAAAAGCTTTAAACATGAACGCAGGTAATGGTGATAAAATTATACAAGACATTACAGGCACTTACGATATGCAATTCTTAGATGTTGCAAGAGATTACGAAACTGATGTATTTAAATTAATGGGACAAGAAGATGATGCATATGCTGCACAACAAAGAAGATATAATAGTATTAAACCTGTCGTAATGCCTAGTAAAACAGGATTATTATTACAAGTAGGTACAATTGGAGCTGAAGGGTACGCAATGCATAAAGCATTAACTAAACCAAAAACAACAATGGACACATACAGTGGTTCAGATAGTGGATATAGGTATTAAACATGGCATATAAATCAAGAGTAACAAATAAATACATGGGCTCTACGTTTGCAGGTAGAGTAAACGCAGCCACCGCAACAGATGCAACAGATTTAATTAACATTTTAAAAAAAGACGTTAATCCTGCTATTAGCAGAATAATGGTTGCTGAAGTTGAAAAGAAAAAAGATGAAGCTGTGCAAGAAATGAACCAGTTGTTAACTACAAAAGATATAAACACAGTTCAAAAAGAAATATTAGAAGGTAAACACCCTAAATTAAGTGGTAAATATGTTGATAAAACAGTTCAGTATCATACAGGAAAATTTGAAGCAATAGATGCTATAAACATTATTGAACAAAATAAAGATAAATATGATTTAAAACAAACTAATTTACCCGCATTTTACAAGGAGTATCTACCAAGTTTTGCAGATAAAGAAGGTTCTTACGCTTTAGGTTTTGCTGCTGTGTTTAATGAATACAAAGCTAAAGAAGCAATTAAAGATTCTGTCAAAAGAAAAGAAATAGCAAAAACAGATAGATTTGAAAACATATCAAAAGTATTAGACAGTAGAAATGCAGATGATTATTACAAACAAGCCAATTCTTTTATTGTTGATTTACCTCCTGAAGAAGGTGATAACAAAAAAAGATACCTTAACTCACCTGAGGAAGTTAATGAAATAGTTTTATTTAATTTAACAAACAGTCTTAAAACAGCGTCAACTACCGCTGAGATTGCAAGAATTGAAAATATTATTAAAGCTGATAGAGGTGTTGGTAAAGGTGGTAATAATTTAGGTTCAATTTACAGTAATAAAAATAAACCTAAAAATGCAAAATTAATTTCAGATTTAATAACAAAAAGAAATATTATATCAAATGCTGAATGGACTGCTTCTGAAAGAGCCAACACAAAAGAACAAAGAGAAGGACTGCAATCTATAATTAAAATGAATACTGAAACTCCTTCAGATATAGCAGCACAACAAGATGCTATTGATACTCTTATCAATAAATTCCCAGAATTTGCACAAACTGTAAAATTAACTCTTAATGCCACATCTGGTTTATTAGAAAATTCAGACGCACTAGCCGAAATAAAAAGAAATGTAAGTCTTGGAAAATATGACAACGTTAAATTAGATGTTTTGTTAAACGATATTAGAGAACAAAATGGAAGCAAAGAAACAATCAGCACTTTTCTTGATACTTTAGCTGCATCACAATTAAGAAGAAATTCTGGTTATCAAATTCCTACAGAAAATGCTAAATATAAAAAAACACTTAAACAATTAAACACTTTATTAGCTGACAAAATTAAAACTAAAAATAAATATGACACAGGTAAAAAACAACAATTAATTTCAGACATTGTTTCTAAAGATTTAGAAGAAGAATGGTTAGATTGGAACGCTTCTGAAGAGGGACAACGACCGTCTAAAAGTGCTCCTATTAATGAGCAAAGAGAATGGGAACAAAAATCAACAAAATGGTTAAAAGAAAAATATTTAGATTACATTAAACAATACGATAACGAAAATTGGTTAAGTGCAATGGGAGACCGAATGGATAGATTATCTTTATCTGAATATTCTGGTCTTGATAAAGAAGATAAAGTTGTGGAATATTACACAGGAGAAGTTGAAAAATTTATTAAAACTTTAACTACTGAAGATATTGAACAAATACAACAAGAATCAAGAGATGAATTAATACCTGTTTCTCAATTAATACAAAAAAAACAAGGTTATCAAGATTTATTAGCAACTGAGGGTTTTCAAATATTTAAAGATGACCCTAGAACAGCCAACATTAATGAAGGTATGAAAGTTGTTGAAGACATTATGGATAGTTTAAATTTAATAAATGTTGATTACACAGATGCTTTAAATAACGTTAAAGACAATATAGCAGCTTTTAGCTCAGTTTTAAATATTCCAGAAATTCAAAAAACATTCGGAATATTTACTAACAAGAAAAGTGAGCAAGAACAAGGTAAAGCTTTTATAGAAGGTTTATCAAACATTACTGGAAGAACTATATCTCGACAATTTTATGAGACTAATTTTACTGAAACAGACAAAGAAAATATTGCAAAAGCATTTAACATTAATACAGAACAGTTAGAAGATTTAGCTAATAATTATTTAAAATAAAGGAAAATTTATGGGTTGGGACAGTTATAAAACAGAAGAGTTAGAAAAAGATAAATACTCACATTTACATAAAAACAGAAGAAATAAAATTCAAAAAAATCAATATGATGCTTTACAAAAAATTGAAAAACAAAAATTTGCAATTGATAAATTACAATCAGATGAGTTTCAAACAGTATTAAAAAGATTTTATTCTGGTGGTTTGTCTGATATTAACAACACAGTTACAGACGGAAAAAGTATTAAAGATTACACAAAATCTGAAATGATAGAAAAATTTTATCAAGACCGAATTTGGAGTGGTTATAACACCGCCGGTGTTGCAGTGGATGTTGGTTTAGTTCTCGGAAAAGAAGATGCACAATATAAAAGTGATTGGGCAGAAATAACACAAGTATATGCTGATTTACCTTATTTTGGAAAAGGCACAATTGGTTTTTCAAAATGGGTAAAAGATTTTGCACCTGCACTTATTTCAGACCCTCTTAATTTATTTTCATTTGGAACAGCAGGGACTATTGCTAGAGAAGCTATAAAAACTCCATTAAAAGGATTAGCTAAAAAAGAATTTCAAAAACAAGCAGCAAAAGCAGCTGCTATAGATGTTGCTAAAAAAGAAGCTGTAGCCGGAGCAACAATAGGTGCCGGTTTAGATATGATGCAACAAAGTGCTGAATTAGAAACCAATTTAACAGATGATTACAATATAACTAGAACATTAATTGCAGGCGCTGCCGGTGGTATTGGTCAAGGTGTTGTAGGAAGTGCTATGGGTTATTGGTCTGCAAAAGGTAAAGCGGGAAAATTTTATGATAAAGGTAATGGTTTTAAAGGTGATTATGATAGAGATTTTGGACTAGCAGGAAGTAATGCTGATGTAACTTATTCTGGTAGAACTGGAAAAATTATAGAGCATCCACCTAAAAATTCTAAATTAAAAAAACCAGTTAAAATTAAAAACAAGCCAGATGAAAGTGCTATTGTCGACATAAAAGCTAATGATATTAAAAGAAAAACACCAATAATTAATTTAAATAAAATAGACAGTGACCCTAAATTAACACCTACAGTAAGAGTTATTGTTGATGCAGTAAACAATTTAAAAAAAGAAGGTAGAGTAAGAGTAACTGAAAGAACAGGGTTATTACAGACAATTGCAAACAAAGCTAATAATTTATTAAAAGATAAAAAAGCAGCTAAAAAATTACAACAAGAATTAATTTCGCTAGCTCAAGATGCTCCTCAATTTGCTGAGAAAATATTAGTTGGAAGATATAACTTAATAAATAAATCTAAAGAAATTGTTGAATTAAGAAAATTATCAAATGAAACAGTTACTTTAAAAGAAAAAATAATGCTTTCTCAAAAATTATTTAATGCTTTAAAAGAAAATTCAACTTTATTACAAAATCATGTTGAAACTGTTCAAGGGGTGTCTGATGCATTAAATCAACAAAAGATAACAGTAGGTTTAACTGAGGCTGATAGATTAAGAATTGAAACAGACACTTTATTAAATAATGAAATGCCAAAAATACTTGAAAGAATTTCAAGAATGTCTCCTGAAGATAAAATTAAAGCAATAGATGTTATTTCAAGTGTAAGTGGTAATGATGAAAAAATGCGTAAAATACTTCGTAATGCCAAAAGAAAAGATAAAGATAAAAGAGTAACATTGTGGGAGGCAGTAAACGAATATACAACTGCTAATTTACTTGGAGACCCTACAACACATGAAATTAACGTACTTTCTAGTGGTATAAGGTATCAAGCAAACTATATTGAAAATTTTCTTTCAGGTTTTCAAAGTCTTAGAAGAGGTGAAAGAGATTTAGCTGTTAGCCAATTTAAAATGGCTGCTGATTTAATGTCTAGTCAATTTAGTTTCTTTAACATTGCTTTTAAAAAAGCACAGTTAGCTTGGAAAGCAAATAGAAATGTTGGAGATGTTATTGAACAAAGATTTGAATCTCGAAGAATACTCAATATGCAAGAGTATTTTAAACAATTAAGAGAATCAGATAGTGTTTTTAAACAAGCTATAAGTTATGTTGGTTCTCCAATAGGTAAACTTTCTTTTTTAACGCTTAAAGGTCTTGGTGCCGGCGATACTTTTATGAAAAACATATTTCAAAGAGCGGCTAGAGTTGCCAATGTTAATCAAAGAATGCGAACTTTTTATCCGCAATTATGGAAAAATAAAAAAGGTAATTTAACAAACATTACTAAAACACAAGATTTAATAATATCAGTTAAAGAAAATCTTAGATTTGAAAAAGCACAAGATGTTCCTAACACTAAAAAAATTAAAAAGTTAAATGATAAGTTGCTTAATTTAGAGCAAAATAAAATAAACCAAACTCCATTTGAAAAAAAATGGTCTGAGTTGTACTATCAATACGAAGATGAATTTGGTAATTTTAGACCTACAAAAGATTTTAGTGCTGAAGAAATAACAGATTTAGACTTGTTAACAAAATCTGTTTCAAATGACCCCACTTATGTTTCTCAAGTTTCATCATTTACACAAAAACTTGAAAGTCCATTATTAGATGCAAATCAATTTTATCCAGACCAAAAACAAAGTGAAGGTAATATTGGTCAATTAGTTTTAGATTTAGCTAATAAAAATCCGTTGCTTAGAGTACTTACTGGTTTGCATTTTGTAAAAACACCTGTTAACTTGTTTAAATATGATTGGCAAAGAACACCAGTTTTAAATAAATTCAATTTAGAATTTAAAGGTATGTTAAATGCTTCTGACCCAATTGTACGTCAAAAAGCAGAATCTATTCAAAATTTTGGAAGAATAACTTATGCAATAGCTACTTACATGGCAATAAACGGAAACATAACAGACTGGCGTGAGAAAGACCCTAAACACAGATTTGCATATAAATATGAAGATGACAACGGTGAGATGCAGTACATATCTTTAACACGTTTATTTCCACTTTCAATTCCTTTTTTAACTACCGCAGCTATTAAAGGAACAATAGAAGAAGGTTCTGATATGTGGAAAGATTCACAATACAGTTTAGAACAAGAAAAAATGTTAGATTATTTAAAACATGTTAGTGGTTCTGCTTTTGCTTTATGGTCAAATCTTTTTGCAAGTCAATTAATGACCCAAGATTTTTTTGAAATGATGTCAATATTTAGTGAAGGTGTAAATGATTCTAACAAAGGGTTATTAAATGTAGAAAAACTTGGTAAACAGTTTGGAAGAACACTTGCTAAATTTGTTCCAGTAGCTACTACGTGGAGATGGACAAACAAAGTGTTAGCAGAAGCTGAAGTAGAAGTAAACAATTTAATGGATTCTTTAATTAAATCTACTCCGTATGAACTTTCTAAAAAAATTAATGAACAACTATTTGGTGGACAAGTAGATTTTTTAAATTATGGAGAAGCTCTTGCTCCTAAACCAGACCCATTAGGAAATGTATATCCAAAACAAAAAGGTTTGTTACTTGGAGATTTTCAAGATATTTTACCAACCAACACACATTGGAGCAGCAACATGGTGGATAAAAATGGAGTTAAAATAAATTTAACACAAAAAGCAAAAAACAAATTAGCAAACAGTAATGTAATGTGGAATAAACCGGCATTTACTTTAACAACTCTTACTTTTAAAAACTTAGATATGAGAACATTTGAAGCTGTTAAAACACCTATAAAAACAGAAGGTTTTAAATTTGCTAATCCAAACAAAGAAAAATTTTTTACACTACATCAGGGAGCTACTTTATATGAAGCAATGCGTGTTGCTAAATCAAGATTAATTTTAGGAGGAATGACACTTAATGAACGTATTGCAGATGAATTAGAAAATCCTAAATCTGAGTTTAATAATCGTTATAAAGAAAATCAAATGTTTAGAGGCAAATATGAGGGAGACAGCTATTTATTAGAAATAATAAAAGATTATGAAGAAGTTGCTAGAGATTATGTTAAAGAACATGTTGTTTTTAATCTAAATGGTGTGAACACCACTTTTAATGCAGAACAGATTAAATTAACAGAACAAGAAATTTTAAGAGAAGAAAACCTTAGAAACCAATAAAGTACCCCTTTTAGAAGAGATAAACACAAATTATGGCAAATTCATTCGTAAGATACACCGGAAACGGTACAACTACTACATACGCTATACCTTTTAGTTATAGAGATACAGCTGATTTATC